GTTGAAGGTGCCGAACATCCCATCCAGTCGCCCGAGAAACGCTGAAAGCTCGCGCTCTTGGGCTCTGGTCAATAGTCCGAACGTCAAGGTGCACTGCCAGTAAGCGCCCGGGTAGCCGACGATCTGCTGGGCATTCGAGAGCGTCGAGGTGAACGCCCTGCTGTTGTTGACGATGCCCCACGTCATTTCTGACGGGCGCAGCGAAGCCGGCCACGTGAGAGCCATGCAGTACTCCTTGAAGAATCAGCTTTGTTTAAAGCTTGTGAATGCTGCTTAGTGAGCCGCCTGGCCCCAGCAGCTCGTCGAACGATTCGCCGTGACCTTCTTTCATGCGCGCCACGCTCAATTCGATCAGTTCGAAAATTTCCTGCCCGATCTCATCCTTGCAAAGAAGAACACCCATGATCCTGCCCATAACCTCGGCATTCAGGTTCGCTCGACTGCGCAACTCGCTGGGAGGTGTTTGAGCATTAACGCCCTCAAAAACCACAGGAAAGATTGCGCGATTGATCACATCAATGAGCTTTCCTGTATCCAGATCAGAGATTTTCACCTGTTTCTCCTTATAAGTTGCATTGCCGTTCCATTCTGTTTGAGGTCGCGCAGCATCATCTCGTAGCCGCCTCTCATGCCGCGATTCGCGCCGTCATCTGCAGCCTGTTTGAGCAATTGAGCAGTGTTTTCATCAGGATTTCCCTGAAAATGAAAGTGCTGCTCTATAGCTGGCAGACTCATCGATGCCGATGTCGTCGTTGACCTGGACGTGGACGCGCCGCCCACATACCCGCCGTCAGCATAGCCCTTGGTGTTCGCGTTCATGCGCTCGAGGAATTCCCGAGCACCTGGCTGACTGACCGCTTCCTTGCGGACCACGAACTCGCCGCCGTGCACGACGCCCTTCGGCTCGAACTTGCCGCCGTCACCGGTATAGCCGCCGTCGGAGAATCCGAACTTTGAGCCGTATCCGGCGGCAGATGCGCCGAGCGTGGAAGACGTCGCGCCAGCGGATCCGGCTGCGAGGCCATTGCCGGCTGAGGCGCCTGCGGTCAATCCGCTGAAGACAGTTCCGAATATGCCTACTGCCGCCTGGCGCACTTGAATGCGGATCAAGTCGGCGATGATGCCGTCCGCCAGATCTTTGAACGACAGCTTGCCGGTCTTCACGAACTGGATGATGCCGTCTTCCATGTTGCTGAAGGCGTTGGTGAACAGGTTGCGGGTTTGCCCGGCGACGTCGCGCGCCTGCTCCGAGTAGGTCTGAAACGCCGACGAAGCACCGAGCGCCCAGTCCGATTGAGCCTTATCCACGTCCGTGTAGTACTGCTGCTGCATCGCGAGGCGGGTTTGCAGCGCTGAGCGGAGCGCATCAGTCTCCTCGCTGTACAGCTTTTCGCTGATGCGACCCTCGTTGCGCTGCTGCTGCAGAGCATCCATCTGCGACTGGTACTGCTGCTCGATGCTGAACTGTTCCTGCAAGCGCTGACGCTGCTGGTCGCCCAGCCCCATGCCGGCGAGGTTGTTGTCCAGCCCGGTCTGTGCCTTTGCCAATTGGCTGGCCAGATTGGCCTGGAATGCTGCGAGCTTCTGCGTCTCCTCCATGGAGATCTTCTTGAGCTGGTTTTCCTTCTCAAGCGCGGCGTTCTTTTTCAGCTGGGCGGTGATCAGTTCCTGGTTCGCGACCAAAGCCTTCTGGTCGGCCGTCAGGATCTGCTTACCCTTGATGTCGGCGAGTTCCTGCTCCCATTTCACCAGCGCCTGCCCGGCGGCGCCTAGCTTATCGACCTCGCCTTTCTGCACGCCGATCAGCGAATTCTGCTGTTGCAGCACAGCATATTGCTGGCGGGCTTGGTCAAGCGCCTTCATGCCGGAGTCTTCGCGGTATGCCTTGGGCTTCTTCTCCGCAGCCTCCTTAAAGCTATCGCTTTCCCGGATAGCCTTCAGGGCTGCGGCCTCCTGTTCAGCTGTGATCGTATAGCCTGCCGCCCTTGCTGCGTTGATTCGCTTCAGCTCATCCTCAAGGGCCTTGTTCCTCTTTTGCTCTTTCGTGAAGTACTGCTCTTTGTTTTTTTCGAAAGCCTCGTATGCGGCTTGGCCGTCGCGCTGAATTTGGGCGTTTCGCGCGGCAGCATCAGCAGCGTCCTGCTCGGCCTTGGACTTTTTGTTGTAGGCATCCAGCTCAGCCTGAAGAGAGGCGATTCGCTCCCTTGCGTTACCGTCCTCGTAACCCGTATCGAGAGTGGATTTCAGGTAATTGATCTTTTGCTGGATGGCTTGAACATCAGGACCGTCGTTCGACTCCCGCCCGATGTTCAGAATGGCATCCCATCCGCTCTTCGCTGCGCCAGCAAGATCATTCCACGCTTTTTCAAGCGTGCCGAGGTTCGCCTTCATCGTTGCGGCGCGCTCGCCCAGCGCCCTGGCATAGGCTTCCTGCGCTATAGCTGCGGCTGCCTCCTTCTCACCCATTTGCTGAGCGGCTCGGATTTGCTCGTACACCGACGCGGTCAGAAAGTTGTACTTGTCGTTTAGCTCCGCAACCGCTTTCACGGGGTCGTCGGCGAGCCGGGCAAACTCAGCGACCGTCTCCGACACTGCTTTGCCCGTGGCTTTTTCATAGGCGATTGCAGATGTTGCGATTTGCTCAAAGCTTGAACTTGCAATCTTCCCGGTGCCGGCCAGTTGGGCCAGTGCCGCAGCGGCGTCTGCAGTGGTGCCGACGGTGCCGCTGACACGCTTCGCCATCTCGGCCAGCGCCAGCGTGGTAGTGCCGGCAGCATTGCCAGTGGTGACGAGAGAAAGGCGGTAAGCATCTTGCTCTTTCGAGCCTTGGTAGTAGGCCAGACCGAGCACGCCAACCGCTGCGGCAGCCACAGTGAACGGGTTGACCAGGCCAAGGATATAGCCGCCCAACGCTTTCGCGGCCGGCCCAACACCGCCGAACATATCCTTAAGCTGGCCACCCTGCTGCAGGAAAACAGTGAGAGGCGCCTGTCCGCCCTGCAGCGAAACAGCGATATCCGTGAACTGCGCCGGAACGCCCCGCAGTGCGGCGGCTGTTGCCTTGGCCGTCATGCCGGTTTTGCCAAGGTCCGCGTTGAAGCGCCCCAGATCAGCTCGGGTGGTGTTGATTTTGGCTTGGTACTCGGAAAAAGTATCAGCGTCGATCAAGCCAAGCTTTCGGTTTTTGGCCAGTTCCTTTTCTTGCTTGTCCAGTTCGCCCAGCTTTCGGGTGACAGGGTCAATACTCCCCAGCAACTCTTCCAGTTGCTCTTTCTGTGTTTTGACCTTTTTGCCTGTGGTCTCCGAGGACTGACCAACGCTATCGATGCCGTCGGCCAGTTTGTCCATGACTGGCTTGGCTCGAAGGCCTGCACCTTCGAGTGCCTCAAGTGCCTTGCGCGTGTCGGCAGCCTTCTGCTCGGCGTCCCGGCTGTCGATCTCCAGAACCAGGCGGGATGTCTGAGCCATTGTTTTCTCCAGGCATAAAAAAACCCGCCGTAGCGGGCTTTGTGAGCGTTTGGTCTATCCGTTGGCATCCAGGCACTGACGAAACGCATCGTTCCTGAATTCATTGATTGCTTCAGTCTTGATGCTGTCGACTATTGCTACCGGTCGCTCGTAGGCTTTGAGGATCATTGAGCGCGCAAATTTGCTGCCGTCGCCGATTTTATCGAGCGAATCCTCAAGCAACTGACCGTTCTGGCGCGCCGTCATAGCCTGCCCGGCCAGCGCCGAAATTTTCTTGCACGAACTGTCTTCAGCATGGGCTGAAAGCGCAATGCACAATGATGCCGTCGATGCCGCAATTAATCGTTTCATGCCGCCTCTCTACTTGTATTTATAGGGCTCTGGTGATGTCAACAATGGTTCAGCCTTGTCCCACATTCCGCGATATCCGCGAACCGAATAAGAGTATCCAGGCTTCAAATCGAGCAACATTCCTCGCAGATCGCCCCCGGCGCACGCAGCGTTGTTTTTGATGCTCAGTTGAACCGGGCCGGGGTTGTGGTACAGCTTCACCGATTTCCCGCTGCTCGTTTCAGCAGCCAGTCTTTCGTTGAGAAAAACCTGCATACCTGCTCCGAGGCAGCTCAGAGCGCCTGCGTCCTGAGTGAAAACAATGCGAGCATCACTGGCCGAAGTTGGCTTCCCAAAGGCAAAGATATCGTCTGCCGGGACCTGTGCGGCCTTCTCAGGCGAAACGCGAGTAGTTTCGCAACCCGCCAGAAGTAAGAACGCCAACCCAAATGCTATTTGTCTTTTCAAAGACACCCCTCCCTGTTTGAAAGAGGAATCTAGCACCAAGTCGAGGCCCTCGACAAAATCACTCGTCGGCACCGGCCAAGCACACCGCATCCAGCGCAAACATCACATCGTCGATCTCATCGCGCGGCAGCGGTGACGGATGCGACTCCAGCCAGTCGGAGATCTCCCGCGCTGAGAGCGGCAGCGGAAATGCTCCCGCCATGCCGGCAATGTAGCGGCGGCCGCGAGACACGTTCCGGTACAGGTTGAGCAGGTAGGCGGTGAGCGGGTCATTGTCGGGCTCGCCGGGGATCGCCATTTTCAGCCGAGAGTAGACTGCCCGGCGCTTTTCGCTTTCCCCGCCCCACTCTTGCTCCCACTCGAAGCGGGCGACTGCTTTCCCACCGACTCGGCTCGCTCCTCGGCGGCATCGTTGGCAGCCAGCGCGCCTTCGCGCAGGACAAAGATGAAGAACTCGATGTTGTTTTCCAGCAGCTCTGCAGCTACAGGCGGGCTATATTTGATCGGCTTGCCGTCGGCATCCAGCACGCCCTCCCAGTTCTTCACGATGAAATGGCTGAGCAGCATCGCGTGGTTCTGGTGCTCGGTCATTTCGCCGGCGACCACGCCCACCTGGCCCTCTTCAAACCGTGCGTCGTTGCGCTGGATCCGGCGGCGCATGCGCTCAAGGGCGACTTGGTATTCAGGGTTGTCGATGCTGGCGAGCAGAATTTTGGTGTCTTCGTCGAACTTCGCCCAGCGCTCACCGGCGGCCGCCGGCTTCTTCTTGCCCAGTTGCAGAGCCATTTCAATTCCTCAACGCCACGCCAATAAAAGGGCTCCCCCGACCGGCGTTTGAACCGAGGGAGCCAAAGGGTTTACGGGGTTGGATCAGCCGCTTCGCGGGTGATGGTCGGGCTGAGCTTGGCGACGGTGTAGTTCAGCGTGACCTCAATCAGGTCCCGCTTACCACCGTTCGGCAGCTCGCCGTCAACTTCCACGGCTGGGAAGTTGAACGTGTACTTGTTGCCCAGCGAGTCGGTGATCGGGAAGACAACTGCGATCGGCGTCCGGGTGAAGGTGTTCTTCCAGATCTCCCACGCGCGCTTCGACCAGGCCAGCGTGATGCTGCCGGTGACCGCCGCCTCGGTGGCGATGTGCGCGCCCGGCCCAAGGCGATCGGAGCCAAGGCAGCGCTGAGTCTGCAGGCTGTTGTCCAGATTCACGGTCATGGCCGAGACGCAGGCCACGCCTTCGAGCGACTGGCCGTTAACCAGGATCGTGCCGACGTTGTTGTTCGACAGGAACGGGGTGGTGGTCGGCGCATTCGGCGAGACGACAATCGGCGTGTCGCCATCGGTGTAGTCCAGGCACGCCATGTTGAACGTGGCGGTCACCTTGCCTTCCGACGGGATGTCGAGTGCAAAGGTCGAGACGTGCGCACCCTTGAACACGCCATAGACGCCGACGTCGTTGTAGCCCTTGGCGATGCTGAAGGTGTGGCGGGTATCGCCTACGCGCAGCACGTCAGCCGTCCATACGCCGTAGAAGGCGGCTTCGAGCAACTGATCGAAGGAGCCGAACGAGAACTCCGCCGTCAAATCGCCGCCGATATCGATGCTGGTGGCCACCGAGCCTTGGCTCAGGCGGGTGTCGGTGATTTCATCGCTGACTTCGGTGTTGACGGTCGGGGTCAGCGCGTTGCCGGTGAGGCGCAGCGTGTCCCAGGTACCGGTGGGAGTGACGCCGGGCGTCACCTCCGCAATGATGTGGCTTACAACTTTTGCGCCAGAGCTCATTGGAGCCTCCTATTCGCGGGCATAAAAAAACCCGCTCATGGCGGGGCTGGCTGTAGAACAGATGAACTTTCATCGCTTAGGATCGAGCCCTTACTTACGGAATAAGGGATAGCGCTGATGGATGCCGATACCTGGAAGCTTGTTGTCGATATCTCACAAGCCTCTGCAGCAATCGCTGGCGGACTGTCAGCAGTCTTCGCAGGATGGGCAATACGGAAGGCTTCGAAAGATCGCAAGAACACCCATCTTTTGAATCATGCGAAGTCAAGCTTGGAACGCGCATTTACGGCCTTGTGCGAGGGAACACCTGCTGGAAGGCCGCCGGCTCCTGATCGACTTGCTTGGCTGACATGCGCTCGACTGATTGAGGAGTACAAATCAACAAAATGCTTAATTAAAGAAAAGCTGACTCTGAGAGAGTGTGAAAGTCATGAGGAGCATTGGAGGCACCAGTTTTTCCTCCGGCTCGAACCACTTGGGCAAATGACTCAGGAGTATTACAGCAACGGTTTGAACGGGGTCGAACTCCACAAGGCATCAGCAATAATCGTTCATGCCTTCTCTGAGTGGCCAGAAGGAAAAGCGGACACACTGGATAAATATCGCGGTAGCGCAGACGCTGCGAAGAAACTGGGAGTATCTCCTCGCTGGTTCGCGCTTCGCCAATATTGCGGACTGCCTTAGCCGGCGCGAAACCGGATGTTTACGTTGATTTGGTAGAAGCCCTCGAACTCGCCGGCGACCACTTGGCTGGCTTCCATGCATTCCAGGTGGCCGGACATCCAGTAGGCGAAGTGCGATTCAAGTGCGTCGGCCAGCTCGTTGATGGCCTTGGTGCCGGTTCGCTCCCGAGCAAAGCATTGGATGCTGATCTGCCCAGGCTTGCGCGTGTGCGGCCGGTCGGCCATGCCGGCCATGAAGGCTGAGGCGTACTGGATATTTAGCCGGCACCAGAGGCCGGTCGCCGGCGGCGTGAACACTTCCGGCTGGTTCGGGTAATCGATCCGCGCCTGGTCAATGCCAGTGAAGGCAACCATGCGCGCGGTGATCAGCGCTCTGATCTGCTCGAAGGTCATTTGTAGGCCTCGGATACGCCGATGAACGCGAGATCATAAACCCCGCCGGGCGCCTGCGTGGAATGCCCCAGTTCCAGCATCTCGCCATAGGGGCTGTTCGTTTGGATGTAGATGACGGGAAACTGGCCCGATGCTTTGATGAGCATGCTGCCCTTGCTGATCGTTTCGCGGCCGGACGGGTCGATGTTGTCGGTCACGGTCATGTCGGGAGCGCCGATCGATACCAGGTGACTGCCTCGGAACGTGCCGCCGATATACCCCTTCCCCGCTGCCTGCGCTTTGACGAAGTAGTTCTCTTCGCGCTCGCGCTTGGTCAGCTTCTTGAAGGCTCGGCCACCGGTGCGCGCAGCGTTGCGTGCGTCGACGTTCGCGTCATAGGCATCTGCCAGCGCCACGTTCTTGGTGCGCAGCGCCACGTTGGCATGCCACAGGTCAGGGCTCCCGACCGGAGAACGGTTCACCACCTCCGTAAGCATGGCAGTCGCGATGGCGCGCGCCATCTGGGTGATGTCCTCGCCAGCCTGATCGGCGAAGTCCGTGAGGCTATGGCTCCAGCCCGCCTTGTTCGTCATCAGACCTTCCTCAGCTGAATCTCGTAATGGGCGCCGGCCGGGTCAGTCTGGACGTTGACCACGTCGTAATCGTTGATCTTGTGGCCGATGTCCGGCACCCCGCCGATGGTTTCGTTGGTCAACGCGATCAGCAGTTGGTCGGTGGCGCGGATGTTCACACTGTCGACCTGAGCAATCTTGAAGGCGTCGAACACGCCCCGGCCGGTGTAGGCAATGACCACTGGATCGCCCGCCGTCTCATTGACCGGATCCCATGTCCCCGGCAGCGTCACGCCGCCACTGAATGGCTTCACGGCGTCCGCCAGATCAGTGTCGAAGGCCTCGGCCAGATCTGCCTGGATCTCTTCACGTAGGCCCATGGATCACCTGTACACGTTGAAGCTGAAGCCGCTGACACGCCATGGCGCGAGCAGCCCCAGCGCGAACTGGACCCCATCGGGCAGTGCAGTGGATTTGCTGGTGTCGATCGAGGCGAACGTCTTGCTGGTGGTCACCGATCCGGCCTTTACCGTCTTGGCCTCCAGCGATCCCTCGGTCTGCTGCTGGTACAGCTTGCCCTCAGAGGCGACAACAGCCAGCTCTGCGCCGGCCTGCTTCACTTCTTCGGGAATGGCGTCCTTATCGACACCGACCAGGTTGAGCGAGGTCAGATAGGCATTCGCCTGCAACACCGCCCGGGCTTTATTGTCATCTGGAGCCCACGAAGCCCCGAGCATGGCGTCAACGTCCGCCACGGTGATGTAGGTAGCCATCAGGCCTCCGCTTGAATGAGTGGGGCCGAAGCCCCGGGTATTACTGGCTTGCCTTCAGCAGAGCGAGCAGATCAGGCTTCGAGTCGTTAACCTTGTAGGTAAGGCCCTTGGCGTCGAGCTGTTCCTTGATCTGCACGACGGTAAGATCCTCGAGAGCTGAGCCGTTGTTCTGCGCTGCAGGAGTCAGGCGTGCTACTTCTGCGCGAAGCGATTCAACTTCACCCAGCAGTTCATCACGTTTGCTCTTCAGCGAGGCGATGCCTTCGTGAATGGAAGTCAAGGCATCGAACAGGCGAATCGGCAGTTCGCCGGCGCCAGGATGTTCCAGTGGAGCAAGCCCCTCGGCCGCGTCGATCAGCGGCACGATGCCGTCGCGCTCCGCACTCAACTTGTCGATCAGATCCTGCAGCGCTGCGCCATCAACGCCGCCTTGGCCGCCGATCACCAGTACCGGAGCAGCCTGTCGCAGTGTCACTTCAGGCACATCGACAGCTTCGCCCTCGCGGTCTTCAGTGACGTTCGCGTCAACAATTCGCAAGCCTCGCTCTTTGGCCAGCGCCTTTACGTTTTCGCGGTACTGGTGGAACGGACCGGGCAGATACCAGATTTTGTTGCTCATGATCATGTCCTCGCGGAGCCGGGCACAAAGCCCGGCTCAGCAGTCAGGGTTACTTGGAGGCGTCACCGATCAGAGCAACACCGGCGGTGTGCTTGATGCTGGTGGCGGTCTTGTCCCAGTTGGTGCCGGTCGCCAGCTCGGCGTCAGTCGGAGACTTGCCGCCGGCGGTGGTATCCCAGGTGTAACCCTTCAAGCCCAGACCAAAGGTGTAATCGGTCTGAAGCGTGGTCTCGATGCGCTCCTTGCCGTTGGTGGTCTGGACGTTGCTGATGATGTCCCGACCGTCGTGCACCATCGCCGCGCCCTGCACCAGGGACAGAACGATTTCCTTGTTCGGCGTACCGGTCTGCATGAGCGCCGGGGCGTCGGTGACAACCGAGATCTTGCCGAGGATGTCCACCACGCGGACGTTGCCGGCCTGGAACAGCTGCTCGCTGTTGGTGAGCGCCTGGCCGACCAGCTTATGGTAGGTGGTGCCCTGCATGATCTGGGTGACCAGCGACTGACTTGCATCGCCGAACTTCGCGTGAGCGTTGTTCAGTGCCGCTTGGCTGATGCCGGCGGTTGCAGAGACGTCATTCACGGCCGCTGCCTGAGCAGTGATGGCGGCGACCAGAGCAGCGATTGCGGTGTTCAACTGATCCTTCAGCAGGATCTCGGCGAACGCACGCGATGCCACTTCGATGCCCTGCGCGGTTGGGCGCTCCAGCCAGGTCATCTGCGATGGCTCGTAGCGAATAGGGCCGAAACCGCCGGCCACTTTCACCGAGGAGTTTTTCAGCTCGGTCAAGTCGGTGATTGGTGCGGCGCCATTGGCGGCGTAGCGATCGACGCGGCGCTGAGCGGCGGCCAGGGTCTGGAAGAATGACTCCTGGAGGAAGTCGCCAGTGAAACCGTCAGGCGACAGCAGGATGGCGCCACGGCTGGCAGCGTTGAACGCCACCAGCAACTGGTCCAGCGTCTCGATGGTCGCCGGCATTACGTATTCGTTGAAGACCTGCATTTGCGACAGGGACATGAGTGATTTTCCTTATTTCTGAGGGAGGTCTGGGAACCGGCTCGCGATTGCGGCCTGTCGTTCCTCTTTGGTGCCGCCGATGTTTCCTTTTGCGGCCCCGCCGCCTTTCCCAGCACCGCCGGCCCCGCCGCCCGATGCCTTGCTGCCAGCGATCAGCGGACCAAAGGCCGGATCGTTGGTAAATTCTGCTTTCAGCTCGTCCAGCGTTGCCGCCGAGAGCTTGCCGGCCGCGTCCAGCACGACGACGGTTGGTTTGCCGTCGCGCTGCTCAACGCTGAGCCGGCGTTCGATGTGGGGAAGCAATGCCTTGGCGCTGCCGGGAATGGCCAGAGTGGTCGCGATCTCGGTAGCAGTACGGCCCACGGTCAGATCCCGGATCTGGCCTTGCAGTGTGCTATTCGTGCTTTCGAGTTGGCCGGTCAGCTCAGCTTCGCGGCGTGCGTACTTCTCAGACCACGATTTTTCGAGCTCTTCGACGTTGCCGGACTTGCGCAGCGCCTCTTCGCGATCCAGTCGCGCCTGATCCTCAGCGGCTTTACGTTTCTCGGCTTCTGCCTTCTTCTCGTCCAGGAGCTCTTGGACTTTGGATTTCAGACCGGAAACATCTTCCGGCTGTGGCAGCCCTTCAATGCCGAGAACGAACTTGCCGTCCTTCTCGACGTACAGGGCCTGAATGGATTCGTCGACGCCTTCGAGACTGTCTAGTTGGAATTTCAAGGTCATTGCTGTCTCCCAGAGACGTAGTGCAGGCCCTGCCTGCGGGAATAAAAAAACCGCCAGATGGCGGTCGAATTAATTATGAATTTTGCTGCTCACAGAGCAATTTAAGGCACTACGCATGAATAATATATTTATTCACCAACTCCGAAATGCCTGTATAGTCTGATCCGAAGTCAAATTTCACCGAATAGAGGCAGCTATGGCAGATCCAATTGTTCCCGAGAGTCAAGCCGTTATAAATGCACCGTCGTCTGAGGCGACCTTCAGCAAAACCACCGTCGCCAAACTAAATCTGACTCAGCTTCAGCTGACAGATGCGAAAGCCAGCATGATTCATGACATGTCTACGCAACGGCTAGAGCCAGAGGCGATGCTGGAAAAGATCATGCAGGTTCAAAAGGTTCAAGTAACTCTCGACACCCTGATCGACTCAGTCAGCTCGACTTCAACTCTCAATACCCCTTTCACTGATGCAGAAGCCCAAGGAATGCGCGATTTAAAAAAGGAACATGACCTCACAGACCATCAGCTGGCGACGATCTACGAAACAAACCAGACTAAGGTCAATCGGGTTCTCAATAACCAGACGAAGTGATCTGTCGGCAGCGCGAACCTACAATCCGACCAGCTCAAATGCCATCGGCTCACGTTCGCGCAGCTCTTTTAGGGTTAACGTCTTGCCGTCGTCATCGATGAACTTGTCCAGGGTCAGCTCCCCCTTACTGAACAACGCATACCGATTCGGCCCGAGAATGTCGCGCTGAAACGCCGCAGGTTGCCGAGCTAGCCATTCCTGATAACTGGTCTTGCTCGGCACCAGCGTCACTCCGTCAGGGCCGATTGAGGGCCGCGTCGAGCCTTTGATCTCGCGTGCAAACTCGTCCTTCAGCACCGGAATCAGCGTGGTGCGGCAGCCCCAGTGATACGGCGGCTTTGGCCCGTCCAGCGGGATCACCGTCTGGTCCACGCTCATGCAGAACAACGTGGTCTTCGAGTCCAGGGTCGCCACCCTGCGCATGCCTGCGAGGATGTCGTCGTTCGCCTTCAGCGTCTCCACCCTCGCAGTGCTGGCGATGTGGTTGGTCATGGTGCGAACCAGTGCGCCGGCCTGATCTTGCTGCAACTGATGAATGCCGGTCAGACGCCGGCTGATCTGCTGGCTGGTTTCGCCCAGGCTGGAACCGATCTGAATCTCGCCGATGATCTCGGCCGCCTTCTTCGTACCAAACTGGTCGAGCGCCCCGCTGATGCTGATGCGCTGAATGCCCTTGCGCGCTTCGAGCTGCAGCGGATCAGCCAGGGCTGCGGCGGAGATCATCTCCGCCGATGGCACATTGAGCTGAACCACCGCACGGACAACCTTGCCCAGCATCGTCGCGTTGAACTGGGCCTCGTAGGTGGCGAACTCGCCGAGATCTAGCTGAGCGCGCCCTTTGAGATCGTCGTAGATGCCCCGCAAGTCGCCCTGAAGCGTTTCGATCTGAGTGTTGTACCGACGCGTACCGTAAGCGCTCAGGCCGTCCGACACGCGCTGCTTGGCGGTCTTGATTGCTTTGGTGATGAACGATGCCACACGCTTCAGGTTTCCGCCGGCGTACCGCTGGACGTAAATCTGGTGCCGCGTGGCGGCGTCCTCAAGAAAGCCTTCATTGCTCATCGTTCCCGCCTACAGGTGGCGCGCTGGCCAGCTCTTCGTCGATTTTCTCGTCAGTGCGATCCGCTTCAAGCACACCGCCCTGACGCAGGTTCACCCGGACATCCGACTTCGCAATGAAGCCCTGCTGCCACAGTTGCACCTGGGCAAGGATGTCTTGCGCGGTCATCGTCTCGTCGAAGAACGACTGGTTGAGCCAGAACACCGTGCCCTTCTCGTCCGCCGCGTCCATCATGAAACGCTCGGCGTCGAGGATGGCTCGCTTCAGCGCCTCCGATACGTTGCCGGCGATGGTGCCCAGCACGCTGTTGTCCGAGCTGTACCGGATTCGGACAGCCTCTGCCGTCTCCGCCCCGCTGCCCTTCTGGACGACACGGGCGCCGATCATCAGCATCTGCTCTTCCTTGTCCTTCATAAGGGTTCGGGCGAGCTGGGTTTCGGTGGCCTGCAGCATGACCGCAGACCCGGACTTGCCAAGGTTGTGACCACGCCGCGAACCTATGTGCATCCCATTCGGGTTCAGCTTTGCGAACTCGTCGGCATCTATGCTGGTGGTGATGAAGAGCGTCGGCTGGCTGCTGATGAAACCGCTCTCCTCCACCGTGGCGCTATTGCCGTAGTGCAGGATGTTGACGTCGGCCAAGTCTTCCAGCGGAGACTTGTCGATGCTGGCGTCGTTGTTCTGGGCGCCGTAGAAGCTGAACGGGATGTGATCGAATGGCTGGCCGGCCTTATCGGTAGGCTGCGTCTCCTCGACGCTTTCCTCGCCTTCCTTGTAGACGCGCTGAATGTATCGCCCATCGACCAAGAGCAAGACCCGGTTCTGCTTGTACGTCTCGCGGGACAGATCGGTAGGGTTGAACTCAGAAACACATTCCCGCAGGTTCACGTACACCAGACGCTTCACGCCATCGATCACCTGCTCGTCCCAATCGATGATCGACATGGCGTCGTAGTGGTGGATCAGAGCGCGCTTGGTTGCCAGATCGGCCATCGAGCTGACACCGCTTTCAGTGGCCACGGTTGGGAAGTCGACCAGAAAGCCGCCTCGCCCGCTGTCCAGGCATTCGCCAACCGATTCTTTCGACAACTGCTCAAGGCTGGTGCCGTCTCCGCTGGCGTTCTCCTTCAGGTACGCCACCGCAGTCGGCAGCGAGAGTTCGGCAGTTTTGCGAAAAACCGCACCCATCAAGCCGGTGCGCGTGCGACCGGTGATGTTGAGGAACATCGCCCGCTTCTTGTACTGCTTATACCGAGCCAGGTTCTCCGGTGATTTGTTTTCCGAGTCTGGCATCGGCAAGTATTCGTCGTGCTTGCGCACCTCTCGCGCACCGGCTACGCAGCGTTTCACCAACTGCCAGCCAGGCAGGGCTTGTGCGTACTCTGCCCGGGGAGTGCTGAAATTCGCCATGGATGGCCTCAGAAGCTGAATGTGACAGGAATGTGCGTGACCGGCCGGATGATCGGGTAGTCGTGGTGGATGAAGTAGCCGCCTGCGTCGTTCGCGTGGTCGACGCCTGACTTCTTGTCTGGCTCGCCATTCGGCGCCCACACCTGCTGCTCCAGGCCATCGGCATAAGTCGGGCAACGCAGCGGGTTGACCAGGTAGCGCCGCTCGCCATTGGCGTTGCAGAACATCGCGTTCATGGCGTTGATGCGGTCTTTCACCGGCGGGTTCGCATCTGGTGCGATGACGCTGAATCCCGCTTGGCGCAGGATGGCAATGTCCGTCTCACTGGCATTTACCGACTTGCGGGAACCGCCCGAGGCATCAGGATAGATTCGAATCTCGCAAGTTTTCTCGTAGTCCTTGCCGTTGTAGCGCCAGTAGCGTTCCTTGATGCGCCGGATCATGTCTGGGGTATCGAAGCCATCGATCAGCTCGTCGACTGCCCGAGGCTTCCCGTCTGCGCGCTTGACGTGCGTGATCGCCGCCATCTTGCCGACGTTGAAGTCCATGCCGATGAAAAGCGGTTCGCCGGGATCTACAGCGTCGAAGCAGCCATTCAGCTTCCGGTCGTACGCGTGATAGATCGACCCGGCATTCAGGTTGACGAACTGCCCGTTGAGGTAGGCCAGGATCAGCTGTGGCGGGTAAGACTCCATCAACGATGGGATGTAATCGGGCGGCAGGTTCAATTCGTTGTCGAACGTGCTGGCCTGCACCAGGCCGTACATGCCTTGGAGCGAGGGCTTCTCGCGCAGCTGCTTCACGAACTGCTGGTAGACGAACTTGAAGCCTTCCGGCGTCGTGGTCACGTCTACGCCGTTCTTGAGCCCCGGCTCGTTGTAGCGCATACGGGCAATGATCTTGCGCCACGCATGCTCAGCCTTCAGTGCGGGCAAGACGTCCAGTTCATCCACCAGCGCGTGGCCAATCTTGAAACCAACAATCGTCTGCGGCTTCTCCATCGAGCGGCAGATGGTGGTGCTGCGATACTGACCGCCGCTGTAGAACTCGACCTCTTTGTCGCTTTCCTTGGTCTTTACCTTCAGGCCCCAGTCGAAAGCCACTTCTTCAATCGTCGGGAAGAAGATGTCGCGGATCTGCGGGTATGTAGGAGCGAAGTAGCCCGAGTTGATTCGAGGCCATTCCCATACGTGCTTGCAGATGCCTGCGCAGCCTACCCACGTTTTCCCGGAACCAAACCCAGCGACAAAGCCGCGAAACTTGTTCTCCATCTGGAGGAATTTTGCCTGCGGGACGTTAAGCGTCGGCATCAGGCTTCCTCGCGTCCACCACGTCTACCTGCACTCGGGTGGGCGGGAGGTTGTCGTGAGGGTTTTCGTTTTTGGTTTGGCGATTCACATAGACATCGCCGACCTCCTTCGCCGCCTGCTCCAGCAACTGGGCAGTCAGCGCTATGTTCTTCATGTTCTCGGCCTTCTCGGCCATGCGTCCCAGAGTGCGAAGTCGATACGCTCGGTTGGCGATCGGGATCTCTGCCGTCTCTTCGCGGAACCTCTTTCGGGTGTCGTTGAACAGCGTCTGCCACTTCACGTGCAGGTTGCGTCCAACGTACTTGGTTGGGTCGTATGCCTCGCATTGCTGGCGGGTCACCTCGAGCCCGAATCTTTCTTTGACGGACGCCACCACTTGCGATGGCGTGTCAAAGCAGGCGAGAGCCTGTACGACAAAGGCTTTCACCTCGTCTCTGAGTGCGGCCATAAGTGGGCATCCGTCAAAGTACTGTCAAAGTCAGGCCGACTTGAGCAGACAGGTTCCGCAGGCCCTCGATATGTTCAATTTCCCTACCTCGGCAGGATTGTTTGCAGCGTCCACCAGCTCTTGCACTTGAGGGCTCGCCCCATACCGACGCACTACACCGACGAACTCTTCAACGTCGTGTCCGCGCATCTCAAGCTTGGGCAAGCCGTCTTGGGTGAACGCTGGCTGACCGTACTTATCGGTCGCCTGAGCGATGTGATACAGCTCATGCTCGACCAGTGCGCAGAAGTCAGCGTCGGAGCACTTGGCGCAGTAGTCGGCAGCCAGCGTGATGATGTAGGCCGGCACGTCGCCGAACCAATCCAGCATCTGCTGTTCCATCCGGGCCTTCTGCCAACCACCAGCGCGGAACGCTACTTGTTCGGCTTGACCGACCACCGAGCGCCCCTTCTTCGTGAATGCGGCAGACGCCCACATCACACGAATGTCCGCATCGATCAGATGGGCGTGGTCTTCGTTGTGGATGCTGCCGGTGTCGGCGAGGATTTCGGCTTGGAGCCATTCCCACACTTCTGGCGCGGGCGCCAGACGCATGCTTAGGTCAAGTTCAAGCAATGACGACGGGGGGCGCGGCCTGTCCATATCCCCTCCCTTCTAATGCAAGAAGCCCAGCTGGGTCGCTGGGCTCATTTCTACATGCGTGGGCCAGAACTGAACGAAGGCTTACGTTCTTCCTCCAGCTGTTCAAGGTGAGCAGCGAAGCCAAGTGCCTCGTCTTTCGAATAGAAGTACTTCATAACAGTACCGTTCGCCACAACTGCAAAGACGGTCTTTACGTCAGGGCCCCGCATGGTTTCCGGAATGTCTCCACCCGTGACAGGCTCTAAATATACCGACATCGTTTTTCTCGCTTTTTATGGAGGGATGCCGACAATACCATAGGGCCATCATGCGCCTTCAGCACTGCTCAGCTAAACCAACCCGCCGCCTCCACTCCGCAGCCCCGGCAGAACACGGCACCGTTTGCTTGACTGCCCCGGCGCATGATGAAGAAATCTTCGGAGCCGCAGTTGCACTGGTAGCCCTGCTCTCCCTCGCTTGGCCCGTACGGCCACTTGAATATTCCACGGTGAGAGCTGCAGGACGGGCATTCGAGATTGCGACATCCAGCGGGTGCCACAGCCACCCACTCATGCTTACAGTTCGAGCAGATGGCCTCGCCGGCCGACCGCGGCACCTCCTGCGGCTTAAATTCAAGAATCTTTCCGGTCATGCCTTTCTCCAGTGTCGCGACACAATTTGCACTCTCGCGAAACGTGTCGCGACCTACTTGCTCTGACTTCGCTTGATCTGCGCGTCCACCTGATCTGCACAGGTGTCGAGCAGGTTGATGGCTTGGTTCTTCAGTTCCCACAGCTGGCCGTTGTCGGCGAGGTCTTCATCAGCTACCCGCTCACAGGGCACAAGCTCAGGGGGCTCGACTCTTACCGCCGCTGTCTTTGTTACCACCGCCGGCTTTCCCGCGCAGGCCGTCAGGCAGAGGCTGAGCAGCCCAATCACGAACAGGCTTGCTGTTGCGTTTGAGTTCTTCAAAGTTCTTCTCCGCCTTTCTGGCTTTGGCTTGGCTGGCCTGTAACCGCTTGTTCAGGTCTTTCTGGTAATCGGCGTTGCGCTGGGCTTCGGCGCGCAGGGTGGTGATCGTGGCCTGGCTTTCAAGGTTGGCGTCGACCGCCTTCTTCTTCTCGCTGGCCTCGAATGCCACCTCTCCGCGAAGGGCGACGACGCGGGACTGCTGAATCCCAATGAGGAGCAGGCCGACCAGGGCGATGATGATTGCAGCAGCGAAGGTCTTCATGCGGCATCCGCCTTGCGACCGAGGAAGCGGGTCACCAGTTCGCGAATGGCTGTCACGCCGAGGAATCCGATCGTCCCTCCGGCGGCGATCGATAGGCTTGAAGGCCAGGCCATCCACTCAATAACGCTGGACGCGACCAGACTCAGCGATCCGCAAATCAGCGCCTCGAAAATGATACGGCGCACGCTGGTTTCTTTTCCGTCGTAGATGACGCGAAGCAAGCAAACGGTGATGGCCATGATGACGCCCGCCATTAGCGGATTGCTCAACGCCAGCCAGAGCTTGGCCCATGTGTCTGGCTTGTCAGGCATGTTTGGCATCCGGGTTGCCTCCCCCTTGGGGAGATTGATAAATCCGGCGTCCGCTGCACTCCCAGCTCGGGGCTATGGGTGTGGGGAGCCGAAAATGAAAAAGCTCCCGCGATTGCAGAAGCCTCGAATAGATGCGCGGGCGAACCCGCGCGGTTTAGCAAATGAAGGATCTCTCGACGCCCTTTAGTTCCGGCGTCGTGCCAACATCAGAACGTCCAGATGAAATCCTTGAAGGTCGGCAGTGGCCCAGTCGTGTGATCTGGGTAGAACACATTTTTCGGTACCAGCGTAGGGGTGTAGCCGAAGCGTGCCCAGACCGGCTTTTCTTGCACGATGGACAAGTTACCATTCGCTTGAACGCGCAGAATTGCCCCTGGATTACCGCCAGTACCACTGTGCCAAAGCACTGAGTAATTTGCTCCGTAAATAACCAGGTTGCCATCGGTTTGCATAACCGCCCTTTCGGCACCCTTGTTCTGAGTCCAACTGGCCCACAACACACCCAGCGGACCATTAGAGATCACTAGATTCCCATCGGTTTGGAAGATGAAAGTCGTGCCACCGGACACATACTTTTTGTCGCGCTCCAGAGTAGTGCCAGGAGCAATGATGATCGAGTCTTCGGCGCCAGGTGACTGAGGAATCGCCGGATTACTGCTCCAGATCGAGATGGAGTCTGTAATGACGATATTGCCGTCATTTTGCACGCGCAGATAAGTGCGCTCGGAAGCAGCAGTTTCATCGCGATTCGGCGGAGTACTATTGAAGGTCGACCAAGTGCGAACGTGCTCGCGATCTTTCAAGATTGCGTAGTACAGAATATAGAAGGAGGTCGGGGTATTTTCGTAGACCTTGTTACCGTACGTGATGTAGGGCTGTCCGTCTTGCGCAGACCAAACTGCAGTCTGACCATCGTAGAGGACCAGGTTCGAGTCAGCCTGGAGAATCAATCGGAAGCGCTTGTTGGGCGAATCCAAATACTGATTCCAAGTCATCTCATGTTTCGGCAGCAAAGTAGAGGTACCGTTCTGTGCGAACGGAATGCGTGCTGGAATAGCCATATGAGTACCTATTGAGTCGAATGAATGTTCGCGGAGGATTCCGCTTTCATGTCGCTCAAAGGCGATCGCTCGAGGCTCGTGGCCTTCTCGTGATTCAACGTCCCGCATCGAGAACATTTGATCTGGAGCTCGGTAAACTCACCCACGCGGGCGAGAAGTCTGTTGCACTTTCCACATCTGCAATCTTTAAGCATCTGCAAAGCCTTGTCGTTTTCTGCTAGGCTCCGCCCCGCTCGCGCGAGCAGTGAGGGCCTTGGCTGGCTTGCAGGCTGGTTCTGCGATCTGGCGTCTCCCTTGGGTGTTACCGCACCCTCTGGGGTCGCCCTCTCTTTTTCCCGCGCTAGAACGAAAAGCCCCGAATCTGTCGGGGCTTTTTTGTTTCTGTCGGGTATAAAAAAGCCCCTGCGAATGCAGAGGCCCTGAATAGGTGCGCTCGTCTTTCCGAGCTGTCGGCCTAAGACTCTCCCAGCGTCGACGCCCCTTTGCATCGATCTCGCCGTTCCTGTCTCGCGCCACCCTGAAAGCATTGTGAGGTCAGAGTGCACGGGCTGCCGGCGTTGATCCGTGCGTCGCACTATCCGGCTATCGACGTCCAGGCCTTCCCGAGGGCTGCCCTGGCTACAGGTAAATTTGAGGGAATAAAAAAGCCCGCCTTGAGGCGAGCTCTTGTACTAAATTTGAATTTCAGCCATTCAAATGGCAACACCAGCGAGGGAAGAATGCCGAAGTTACGAACCTTTGAAATCAGCTACACCAAGAACGGCGAGAGAAACACGTTCAGCGTACAAACTGAGAATTTTTACGATCACGAAGAGTGGCGTCTTGTGGCTTCACGCTTCTACCTCTCGCATTCAGATGATCAAGCGGAGGGTGAAGCGCTGCAGACGTGGAAGTCTCTGTGCGAGGATGCCGGGTATACCGACGTTACGTTTGTTGAGATTCCATAACAAAAAACCCGGCACGTTGGCCGGGTTTTCTATGTCAATCCCTAACGCGCAAGATCGACAGGATGGGTAAATATTCTCTCACTTTCTCACTCATTGCAATGGCTTTTTGCTACGCCGCGCAACTTTCGATTAAGCCCTCCGCATCGAGCAGTTCCTGCGCCGCTGTGAGCGCCTCATTCACCTGATCGTCCAGCGCCTTTCGGATCGAAGATCTCCACCGGTACCGGGTCGATTCAGGCTTGCCGTCGTTGTCCCAGTTAGTGATGTCATACCAGGCGGCAGGCAGCACCGCAGATGAGCGCTTCCCGTCAGTACCACCAACCTGCGGTATTGCCCAGGTCAGCACGGCACACTCACGGAACCGTTGCGGTGCTGGCGACTTCACAGAACTCAGCAGCCCGAGAATCGCGCTGTGCTTGCGCTCTTCGTGTGTCGAGTATTTCGCTACCAGAGCACGCCAGTGCGCCGGCGTGAGCGCCTTGTGCAGGCGTCCGAACACCCAGCAATCTTGGAGCAGCGCGGCTTCTTTGCCGACGATCTCCCCTTTCTGCTTGGCGCACTGCACCTTGGGCTCAAAGTCGCAGCCTCCTGCAGAGCTGATCGTCTCGGCGGCCAGCGCGCGGACTACGGCGGAAATCACGTTGCGATAGGTCATGCTGCAGCCCTCTTCATTTCGCGGGTCTTGGCCCGGTATTCGGCCTTGATGGTTTTGATTTCTTCGACGGTGTACTTGCGGGGCTCATGAGGCCCTTCAAGCCATTCGACTTTTTCGGCGCCGATTCCCTGTAGGAGTGAGATCCGGTAGTTCACCAGATTGCCTGACAGGTGCGTGTTGCATGGGGCGCACTGCTTCCACACATTGAGCGGCTCGAATCGCAACTCAGGGTTCGCTCCTACGGATCGGTAGTGCCCTGCGTGGTATTGGCCTTCGTGGTGCCGACCGCAACTGATACAAGGTTGATCGGCGTCACGCAGGCGAACCCACTCGTTGAAGACCGCCTGAGCTTCGCGCAGGTGATCCGCCCTGCTCTTCAGCTTTTCCTTGCGCACCTGGATCTCGCGGCGACCAATCTGGGCCAACGCCTTGCCGGCCTTCGCCTGATTGACGTCCTTGATGGCCAGACCGCACTTGTACCCACATACCGCCTGTCCGAGGCGCTGCGGGACGAATGAATCCCCGCACGCTGGGTTCTTGCACTTCTTCGGCTTGGGCGCCTTCGATTCCTTGATGGCTATGCGCATCAATACCGCCCTCCCCACTTATCCTGCTCAGTCCAGCGAACGTCATGCTCTGCGCCGAAGGCATGCATCAGCTCGAACAGATCGCTGAACCACTTCTGCGATTGCTTGCGGGTCGATACGGCCATCACGACGAAGCCACCGTCGAGGCCTGGCTCCGCGCGCTGCTTCTCCAGTGAGGCGCTGAAAAGGCACTTCCAGTCTTCACTGGTCAGCTTCTTGCCGTGCCAGATCACTTGCTCGGAGACGTCCTTGAGCATTGCCCACATCTTGCGGTTGCAGATGTCAGGGCGTTTCTCGTCCTTGATGACCACGATCTTCGGCTTGGTGAAGTCGGTGGCGTGGAGAACGCCCATGAGGCGGCTGATATCGCGCTGGCTGCGGATTGCGAACTCTTTCATGCCGCAACCTCCGTCGCCATAGCGTTCGTGTATTTCTCCACCAGGTGGGAACGTGAGACGAACGCATCGACGACGAACCCTCCGATATCGATTGCAAGCGGATCACCGTTGCCCTGGCCGCGCGGCACGTAATACTTGCGATCCTCGCGGCCTTGGACCGGGTCAATCACAAAGTAACCCCCACCGGTCACCTCGATCAGGATCTGGTGATTGCCAGCTTCGATATTGAGTGACGGCGCCGTGCAGAGATAAACGCCCTCGTCCGCCAGGGGCGGGTTGTCGACACTGAAAAACGCCGTGTATTTTATCCCGAGGTATTCGAGCATTTCGCGCATGGTCAGCTCGCCCTCACGGTATGGATTGTGCAGCTCATCGATGACCTCAGCAGCAGGTCGACCGGCAAGCATCGCGAGGCACGTTGAAACGCAACTCACCGGGCACGGTTGCATCTGTCGAACGATCAGTGGATTCATGGCTGCACCAATTGGCTTGAGAGCCCGTCGATCAGTTCACCGAGCTGCTTTGTCAGTCGCTCGTTCTCCGCCAGCAGCTCCAGCGCCACCTCCTCCACGGTCTTCTCCCCGAGGAATTCCTGAAGCGCCTCGGTGTTGCGCTTCCAGTCTGCGCAGTCAGCACGGTAGGACGCGGCTTCGGCCCACAGCAGCTTCTGGAGTTTTTGTTTGTCGATGGTCATTTCAGAAACCCTCCTTGCCGCGCTGAGATTCCCAATCGAACGGGACCACGATCATTCCGCCCTCGCGCAAGCGGTCGACGCAGCGGTCACCCATGGCGGCCGGCAACTGGCTGGCTTCGAGGTTGGAGATCACCACTGTCGGGCGCTCCTGCTCGTACCGGCCATTGATGATTGCGAACAGGGTCGTCAGCTCGAAGTCGCTCGGCTGCTCCTTGCTCACGCCTACCTCGTCCAGCACCAGCAGATCGGGATCGATCAGGCTCGACAGAATCTCGGCCTCGCTGCGTTCGCTGTGCTTGTCGTACGTGGAGCGGATCGCCTGAAGGATTGCGCCGACAGTGCGGTACACGGCCGTGCGCGACGTGTTGTGCAGCAGCTCGTTGGCCATGCCGGCGCCGAGGTGCGTTTTCCCGGTACCGGGCTTGCCGATCAGCACCATGCAGCGACCCGTCTTCAGGATCTCGTCGAAGATCTGCACGTAGTGCTGGCAGAACCGGAGGGCCTTACGCTGGCCGTCGTTCTCGGCCTGGTAGTTGCCCAGGGTGCGAGTGGTAAAGCGTTTCGGGATCAACGCATCGCCCAGCTTGCGAGCGAGGGACATGCGCAGTTCCATCGACTTATTGGCTTGCTCAGCTGCTTCGGACTTCTCCCGGGCGATACGGCTGCATTCGGGGCAGTTGCTCTTCAGCTCGCGGCCCAGCACCGCATAGACCTTCTGCTCGTAGGCGCCGTGGGTTTCGCACTCGGCTGGCTGGATGCGAGTGCCCGGCGGCAGTTCGGGACTGGCTTGGACTGGCTCAGAGCGCATAGCTGCCGTCCTCCCGTTGTTTCAGGCCGGCGTGATAGTCGCGTTCAGCGAAGCCGGTGTGACGGGATTGCGGGAACGGGTGCACATTGCTGGCCACTTTCACCTCGTCTTCCCAGCGCTTGCCGTTCAGCCATGTCGCCGGGTGAGGAATGAACTGGCCGCCGTCCTTGACCCACGCCTCGCAAACGACTTGGGCAGCCAGGCCTTCGGCAATCTGGCGGAACAGGTCAGTAGTGACCTTGAGCTTCTTCCAGGCTTTTTCAGCTGCGGCCTTACCCTTCTTGTTCGGGTACATCTTCCAGAACTTCGGGAAGAGGTCGTCACTCGGCGAAGTCGGCAATGCCGAAGGCGTTGACGCGGTGAGGGAATCAGCAGTCAGGGATCCGGAATCAGGAATCAGAGAATCAGCCGGAGCGCTACCGAGAATGGCAGAAGTACTTCCGCCAAAATCGGTAGTGATACAACCCTCTGATACAGAAGGGATAACTGACTCCGGTTCATTACGATGCGGGTTCTGATGTTTGTCGAAGTTCTCAACCTGGATGTAACGCTTCGGTCCGACTGAGTACCGAACAATAAAACCTTCGTTTGCGAGGAACCTCAAAAGCCCCTCAACGTCCAGCCCATCGCGGTACGGGAAAAGCTCCCCCTTGATTCGTATCGGGCGATCTTCGAGGCGGCCAGCTTTGTCGGCGAGCAGCCACAGCCCTTCGAACAGAAGCGTTGCCATTGGGTCGGCTACGCCAAGGATTTCGTTCTTGAACAATGCGGGTTTGATGTTGCGTGCACGGGCCATTACGCAGCCTCCATGGTTTTCGCGTAGTCGCTGATAGCACCGCCAACATCCTCGAACCACTCACCATGCCGCCGAAAGGCCGCAAATTTTTTGTGCAGTTTGCTTTCAACGTCGCTCGGTATCACCGCCAGCGTAGCGAGAATGGCCCCGGCTCCCGTTTGCAGAGATTTGAGACGGCCAGGAACATCGTTCGTGCGTCCAATCTTGATCAGGCCCGTCATGGGGTGCCGAACGATGTAGGTGCTGGTTGATTCGTCTTTGCGCGCTACGGCGGTCTTGTTGGTGAGGATGTAGAAAGGAATCAGCGTTGCTTCCGCGTAGAAGAGAGCGCTCAGGTGAAATTTCATCACCGCAGCGATATACGGGTAGTTGTCAAACGCCGGCGCAATCCCACGCAGGTATTCGCGTCCGGATTCAATCTCATCCAGAGCAGCGCGAGCCTGGGCACGATCCATGTGGTCTAAGTCGCCTAGATCAATTGATCCGACCTTCTGGCTTGCGAGTGCAACGACCTTGAAGGCCCATTCATAAACGACACCCATTGGCGCTGTACCCGCCTGGATTGAAAGAATCTCCCGGGCGATTTCATCTGTACGCGACACGTTTTCACCGTTGCCAAATTGTGTCGCGACACTGGCCGGGGTATTGATCGTTTGGATTGATTGGTGCATGATTTGCTCCACAAGCGATTTAAGAGAGCCGGGCTGCAATCCCGGCTTTTTTTCGTCCGAAGGAAAGTGACTGCCCCTTCTGTGTTCACAAAGAGTCCTAATCGAGGCCCTTTTTGTGTCCTACCAGCGAAAGCACAGGTGCTTTTCGCCGTACCTGTTTGAGCTGGGCTTGAAGCGCTAGCGACCTGCCCATCTCAAGGTATTCATCTGCCGCTCTTTCAAGGCTCCATCCGAGATCGACACTCAGCTGTCGAACCTCTTCCTGCACCTCCAGCGGCAGCATTTCGAATGTTGTTTCAGGCATAGGCCCTCCATAGGGGTCTTAAGCCGATTTATCCTGCTTGCTGGCCCCGTGGTGTTCTCGAAGAAGATCGGCGGCGCCCAGGCTGCGAGCCAGGTTCGCCAGCTCGTAGACGTAGGTCGCCAACTGCATGCCGGCCAAACGGGCTTCCATGCGCAACTTCCGAGCTTCCTCGGGCTTGTGACGGGTCTTGATCACTTCGCTACGTTTGTGGGCCGGGTTGTCAAAGGCCATACGGGTGATGCTCCTTGGTGATGGAAAAATGGTTATGCGGCGGATTTCTTGAGCGCCTGGGCGGGATCGTCTTCGCGTTTCGCTATCAGCGCTCCGCTCGACTCCTTCTCCAAAACGCATTGCATTGGGTAGGAGAAGCCGCCCGTGGCCCGGCACTGAGATACCCGGCTGCCAGTCACGCCAAGGGCGTCGCCGATAGCGCGGCCAGTGCCAAAATGTGTCAGTGCTTCGTCGTAGGTCATGGTTGTGTCTCCAGTGTCTACGCCGAGTTTAGAGTTCTTAACAACACAAGGCAAGTTATCTAAACAGTGATTTGTTTAGAATCCTAAATATGGAATTTAAAGACCGCATCACCGAGCGCATGAAGGCCTTAGGCCTGACGCCTGCGGACATAGTCAAAGCGACTGGCGTTTCCAAAGCGACCGTCAGCTTTTGGGTGTCCGGCACTAATGGGGCGAAGGGTAAAAATCTTCTCGCGCTAGCGAAGGCTCTTGAGTGCTCGCCTGAATGGCTGTCTGAAGGAACGGGATCGCCAGGTGATGCCGCATCGCAAGATGGCCCGAAATCAGGCGCTACCAGCGCGGAACTGGTGGCTCACATGCTTGCGACAAAAGCCGGGAAGAACCTGTCAGAGAAAGCGCGGGAAATGGTTTTGGCGGCAGCAGCCGAAGCCGATACCCCTGCTGTAAACGGGCAGCAATACCTACCGAAGAATTACGCGGTGCTGCGCCCAACGAACGACGAGATCCTGATCCCTCAATACGACATCCGTGCCGCAATGGGCCACGGCCAGGTTCCGCCTGAGTACAACGAGGCGGTCCGCAACCTTGTGGTGCGTGAGGCGATCTTGCGCGAGAAGGGAGTGACGTACACCTCAGCCAGTGCGCTAGCCATGATCACCGGCTGGGGCCAATCGATGGAAGGCACGATCAATGACAAGGATCTGGTGATCGTTGATCGCGGCGTGAAAGAGTTCGTTGGCGAAGGGATCTACGTCGTAACTTGGCACCAGGAGCTGTACATCAAGCGGGTAATGCGCTTGGACGAAGACAATTACAGGCTCATCTCGGATAACCAGCATTATGAAAACCAGACCGCCAGAATCGATGACGTGACGATCCACGCAAAGGTTCTGTTCATATGGAACGGTCGCAAAGCGTAGGCGTAGGCGTAGACAGGCTCAGTGCTCAAGCAGAAAAAATAAATCTCATGAAATCAGCGATCAAGGGAATGTCAAAGCATGGCCGAAGAAGGCTCACGTTCGTTTTCTCTTGAGGGATTAGAGAAAATAATAGATTCGGTTGCAAATCTGTTTCTGGTGGTTTGGGACAAGTCAGAGTTTCTAGGGTATTTTGTAATCGTTATGACGTGTTTTCTGCCTTTTTGGATTTCTTACGTTTGGATGGTTGCTAACAAACCCGAACGAAAGATTGACAAACGGATCGAATCATCGAGAAAGGCCAGCAAAAAACGCCTAAAAGCTAAACCCGGAGGAAAAAAATGATGAGCACGATTATTCTCGCGCTGATCTGTGCCTTCGCAGTGATCCTATATTGGGTGAGCTGCAGGAATGCCTCGCTCAAGCACCAAGAAAAAGTCGCGGAATTGCTCGAAAAATATTTCGAAGACCACAAAGTCTCTGAGGACGATAGGGACTCCGCTTACTGGACATACCGTTTTGCAAGGCTATGGATCTTCATGCCTGCCATGACCTTGGTGGCGCCGGTGTGGCTCGCTTTGAGCATACTTATCCGCGGAGCAGGACATGTGCCTCGCAAGCCGAGCGCGCAGCATTCTGAGATTATTGATTCCATTGTGAAAATGTACGTCACTAAGAATCCGCTGACCTCCCTGGTGTGCATGCCGGTGTTTCTGTTTTCGGTGGCAGTACTGAGCATCATTGGGCTGGTGACTAACAGGATGAAAGCTATCCCTACCCTAGCGTCTCTATACTCCTCCGTCGCGCACACAGCATCGCACGCATCGAGAGAAGTAAAGTCCCACTGAATTCCCTGCACCAAAAGCCCGGCCCAGCGCCGGGCTTTTTTGTGTCCATCAAAATGGCGCAACCTCCTCCACCTTCATGAACTCGTCAGGCACCGCAACCTCATGATCGTTTTCTGATGATGCCTCCCACTTCAGTGTCACCGAATCGTCGTCGTTGAACGTAATTTCTATACCGTCCGTTTCGGACAGCACGCCCATCACCTCCTCCCACTCCCGATCTCCATCCGTATCCAGGCGATGGATCGTCACCCACCGCTGATCCTGCGCGATAGGGTGGTTGATCATTGATGACACCCTCAGACCAAGTCGCTCAACCCCGCTCATCTCATGCCGCATTGCCGGTTTAGCCTGCTTTTTAGTCATCCAAAACCCTCCATATTTTACTGTATATAAATACAGCATAGCGTGAAGGTTCCTAAACAAAAAGACCTGTTGCGATGAGCGCGATCCGTTACCTATTCGCTCCGCCTGTTAAGTTTTCTAAAATAAGTGTTGACGTATTTTGTTAAGTTTTCTAAATTGCACCCATCGCAGCGACACACAGCCACTGCGAAGGGCCTCAACAGACCCGCCGCTCTTTAACAGTCAGGAATCTTCGCGGATCGATCCCCGGCAACGGGCATAGCGCGAAACACAAACTTCGATCCCCATGCAGGCTCTGGAACCTGCCGGACTCCCCATATGGGAGGACGCCAAACCATGCAAGCCAGCCGGCGAATAACACCGAACACGAAATGTGTGACGCCGGCCAGGTGGGGAAACCGAGGCGCCGAGCATGGGGCGGATAGCAACACGGAATTTTTCACTGATGCACCTGGTGACGGGTGCATTGGGAAAACAACCGAGGGCAAGACGATGCAAGAACAAAAACCGCGCCGCGTGAAGGCGAAGATCACCCGCGTCGTGACCGAGATCGCGATTATCACTCTGGACCGCCAAGGAAACGTCGATGAGTACATCGAACTGGTCGAGGAGCTGGAGTGCGGCGAGATCAGCGAAGTGCACGACGTTCACACGGTGCTCAGCTACCACGACTGAACAACCAGCGCCACGACAGCCTGTCGTTAACTGCCCGATCCTCTCTATGAGAGCGCATCGGGGTGTGATCTACAGCGGAGCAAGGCACCTGACTCGTAATCAGGCCAGCCACTGAGCACCGTCGACAAAGCGCGGCGGCAGGTGAAGCCAGAGGTGACGACCTCGCGTAGATCACACCCCGATGCGGACGAAACTGCGGCCTATAACCGCCCACCTGCATCAAGTCCCGTAGAGCCCAGTAGCACAGGGACTCAAAACCCTGGACCACGGCCAGCAGAGGCTGGCGCCGGAGACGTAACCGGCATTCCCCCCTACACAAGTACGAATGCACTCCCCTCCGCGCCCAACGGCAACCAGCGGAGCGGATGAGTGCATTGCGAGTTTTATTGGATCAATCAACAAATGGAGAAAGCCATGAATTTTCAGCCACCGGATCCGGAACGCTTCGGGTCGTGCTTGAAGTGCAGCAGCTTGATCGAGGATTCGGAACAGTCCGGCGGCATTTGCTTCGAGTGCCAAGCCGTCGACGCCGCAAAGGAACCGGCCTTTCCTGTCGGCGCCAACGAATACGGCGGGCACGGCACCTGCTTCGGGCTCACGATTCGCGACTACTTCGCAGCCAAGGCCATGCAAGGCATCTGCTCTCATGCAGACACATGGGGCCTGATCAGCAACGAGAAGATCGCAACTGCATCTTACGAGCTCGCCGACGCCATGCTCGCCGCCCGTTCCGCCTAACCCCAAATACTGGAGGTCGCCATGCACAACTGCACCGACACACAAGCAGTTTGCCGAGGTTGCGGGCTGAAGCTGCGCGGCTCGCCTTCGTGGAAAGGCGGCCTCGCCTATCACCCCGATCCAAAAGGTGAAGTCCACCGCTGTCATTACGGCGGCTGGGTTTGCTCGCGCCGCTGCGATATCCGCGCCTGCGTCGAACTGGAGGGAACCATGCCCGGTTGCGGTGGCGTGAACAGTTACGAGCGGCTGTCCATTTACGCAAAAGAGAGCATTAAGCGCCATTGGCCGGAGGCAGCATGAACGCAGCACTGAAGATTTGTCAGGCCATGCACGACGCGCAGTTGCCTCCGATGGTGAGCGAGAGCGCGCAGGAAGTGGCTCGGACTGAGTGGCTGTACAACGCTTCCGAGCAGTTGGTGCGGTTCGGCTGCGACGTCTCGTTCCAGCGCCGCATGCGGCCGGCTCAGGGTGTCACGCTGGCCCAGTTCGCTCTGGCAGTTGATGAGCATGCAAACGGACGGCTTGCAGACTGCGAGGTCACCACGGCTTCGCTGGGCTACCTGCTGATCGCCGCCGAGCGCGGCCACGCTGACAAGGTCGCCTCCGCCGAACTCCTCGGCCCCAGCGACCACCCACTGGGCAAGCTCGGCGAAATCGCAGAGGGCCTACTTCGACCCCTTGTCGATGATGCGCTGATCGCCCAGGCCGAGGACAACGAGCTATGAGCAATCAGGTAGCACTGGCTCGACTGGGCCTTGAGATCGCGAAGATGCGCAAGTCCTGCACTCCGGTGCCGGATCGCACCTTCGTCATGGGCATGATCGAAATGGCTGAGTTCGCCGAGATCATCGACACCCGCACCGCCAATCGTTATCGGGATGCGCTCGACGCCAAGTTCGTGGAGCGCAACACGCATCTGAAAGGAGTTTCGGCATGACAACCCCTCTGGTGAAAACGCTGGTCGATGAGCAGCTCGACGACATCGAGCGCCGCATTGCGATTCTCGGCTTCGGCCTGCCCTTCAACGAAGTGATCGGCCGCAAGCGCGAGGATCTGGTCGACAGCCTCCCGCAGCGCCTGTCGGTGACCATGAAAGGCGGTCGCATCGCTGTGAGGGCTCGGCCATGAATCTCGTCTACTGGATTCTCGTTGTGATTCTGGTTGCCGGCGCCGGCGCCTACGGTGTCATTCGCGATGGCTCGGGCACTTGCCAGGTGCCGCGCTCCACCACCTACCAAGTGTTTCGATGACCAGCCGGCAGTTGGCCCGTAGAACACTGATCTGGCGCGGCCGGTTCTCCGCCATCGGCATGTTCGCCTTCCTGATGCTGCTCAGCGCCCTCGCCGATCGCATCACCTCCTGACTTTCAACTTCAAGCGCTGCGCACGTCGCGGCAAGGATTCCCCGTGTCCGCACAACAGCAAGTCATCAAGATCGACGACATCAGCGAAGAAAACGCACCGGCCATCTATGTTGCTGGCGGCCTTGGCCAGTTCTTCGACGCGGTAGCCGCTGAGGTCGCCGCCGAGGTTCCAGACCTGACCACTCGTAAGGGCCGCGAGCGTATCGCCTCTCTGGCAGCAAAGGTCAGCAAGTCGAAGACAGCCGTGGAAAAGCCGGGCCGCGATTACCTCAAACGCCTGAAGGAAATGCCAAAGGTCGTCGAAGCTGAGCTGCGCGAATTCGTGAACAAGATGGACGCGCTGCGTGACGCAACTCGCCAGCCGCTGACGGACTGGGAGCAGGCCGAGATTGCCCGGACTGACGCTCACGTCGACGCGATCCAGCGCATCAAGGATCTCGCCATCTTCGAAACGGCGCCAACGTCCGACCACCTGGCCAGCCTCATCGCCGACCTCGAACTGCTCGAAATCGGCGATAGCTGGGAAGAGTTTTTGGCCGAAGCCGCCCAGGTGAAAGACCAGACGCTGATCAAGCTGCGCACCCTGCACGCCGAGCGAGCGCGGTACGAAGCCGAACAGGCTGAACTGCTACGGTTGCGCGCCGAAGCCGAAGCACAGGCTCAGCGCGATCGGGATGCACAGATCGCCCGGGAAGCTGAAGAGCGCACCCGCCGCGAAGCTGAGCAGCGTGCCCAGGCCGAACGAGACGCTGCCGCCCGCCGCGAGCAAGAGTTGCTTGATCAGGCTGCCGCAGCGCAGCGTGCCGCCGAGCAAGCTGCCCGCGAAGCAGAGGCACAGGCCGAGCGTCAGCGCCTCCAGCTTGAGCAGCAGGCCGAGCAGGCTCGACTTGTGGCAGAGCAGGCGGAAGCGAATCGCATCGCCGCCGAGCAACGTGCCGAGCAGGCCGCAGAGCAAGCTCGTGCTGACGAGCGCCGCCGCGCCGATGCAGCGGCTGCCGAAATCGTCCGCCAGCAGCAGGCGCGCGAGCAGGACGAAGCACACCGCAGGGCAATCAACCGCGCCGCACTCGAAGCGTTTATTGCCGGCGGCATGCCTGAAGAATGCGCCAAGCAGGCAATCACTCTGATCGCCCAGCGCAAGATCCCCGCCATTTCAATCAGCTACTGAGGTCGCTATGAGCAATCTGGCAGTGACAGAAAAGGTCGAGCGCGTCCCGGCCGTGCAAACCGAATCGGCAACAATCATGTCGATCATCCAGCAGGTGGCGATGTCCCCGGATGCCGACATCGACAAGATGGAACGCTTGATGGCGATGCACGAACGCTACCAGGCGCAGCAGGCGAAACAGCAGTACGACGAAGCGCTGGCTCAGATGCAGGAGGAAATGCCGGTGATCGGCGAACGCGGAGCGATCCGCGACAAGTTCAAGAACGTTCAATCCACCTACGCGCTGTGGGAAGACATCAACGAACAAATCAAACCCGTCCTCGCTAAGCACGGGTTTGGCTTGTCGTTCCGAATTCCACGCACTCAGGGCGGGGTTGAGGTCGAGGGCGTACTCAGCCACCGCGCCGGCCATCGAGAGGTGACGTCGATCTTTCTCCCTGCGGATGTCAGCGGCAATAAAAACGCCGTTCAGGCGGTGGCCAGCTCTGTCAGTTACGGGAAACGCTACACCGCCGGCGCATTGCTCAACTTCACCACCACGGGCGAAGACGATGACGGCCAAGGCGCCAATAAGAATCCCGAACCGCCGAAAGAGCCGGTCATCACCGCTGGCCAGGCCGCTCAACTGGACGCGTTGCTGAAGAAGTGCAGTCAGGTGCTACAGGACAACTTCGCGGCCAAATACGGGTGTGCAGCCAACGTCTTCAAATCCGAGTTCGATGCAGTTTCAGCGCGGATCACCAAAGCAGCCAGCCGGCCGCAGGAGTAAACCATGCAAATCATCACGGATATTCAGCAAGGTACGCCTGAGTGGCTTGCTTTGCGCCTTGGCATTGTCACCTGCTCGGAGTTGGACAGCCTGCTGGTCAACGGAAAGGGTGAAGCTGGATTCGGCGCAGGGGCATTCACCTACATGAACACCCTGATCGGCGAGCGCATCACTGGCGAGCTGGCCGACCCATTCACGGGCAACCGCCATACCGAACGCGGCCACGAACTGGAAGGCGCCGCGCGCACCCTGTACGAAGATCGCGAAGAAGTGAAAACCACGCAGGTCGGCATCATCCTCAACCATGGCATCGGTTACTCGCCGGACTCCCTGGTGCTTGAGGACGGACTGACAGAAATCAAAACCAAGCTTCCTAAGCTACAGGTCGAGGTGATCCTCGGCGGTGAGATCCCGAAAGAGCACATCGCCCAATGCCAAGGCGGCTTGTGGGTGTCGGAACGCGAGTGGATCGACTTCGTCTGCTACTGGCCGGGCATGCCGCTTTTCATCAAGCGCGCCTACCGCGACGAGGCAATGATCCGCAAGCTCTCGGAGCGGGTGAAAACCTTCTACGAGATCCTTGAGGATCGCATGAACCAGGTACTGGGGATCGCAGCATGATCAGCAACCACCTCAGCATGGTCGAAGCCCTTCGACCGAAATCCAACGAGCTTGCGGCGCAGGTTGAAGAGTTCCTATCCGCTGGCGGGACGATTCAAGAGGCGGAGCCAATCGGCTACAAGCCGAAGCCGATCAGCTACAGCAACCAAATGCCGCCGGCGCCGAAGCCATTCGTTCGGCGTCGGGCGCCTGCCCCGCCTCAACCGCTGTCAGCTCAAGACATTCGCCATCAGGAGCGCATGCATCAGCTCAAACGGATTCGCGAAATGGCGCCGACGCACACGCAGGCAGAGATCGTTGAAGCACTCGGAATCAGCCGCCGCACGCTCTACAACATCGCCCAGACCCACGACCTGACGTTCAAAGGTGCGGCTCGCGGCCGCATGACCGGTAAAGACCGGGAGGAGCATCTGGAAGCTCGCGACGCAAAGTTCGCCGAGCGGATCCGGGCATTCCTTGAACTGGGCACCACTCGCCGGCAAGTGTGTGGACGCCTCGGCATCGCCAACAAAACACTCGAGCGGATTCTCGCCAATCACGGCATCGATTATCCGAAGGCGCGGCGCGGCTGTACTTCATGCGCCGCATAGCTCGAATCCAACAACGCAAACGACAGACCTGGCTGGACTTGCCGGCCAGCGGAATTGAAGAGGTAGGCCATGGCCGAAGTACAGGAGCCGACGAAGGAAGCCATCAAGCAGAAGAAAAAGCGCGAGAAGGCAGCAGCAAAGGACGCTGCATTGGGCGTCGAGAAGTTTACGGTTGAAGTCGCCGGGGTGTTCAAGCCCGACCTCAAGCGGGTCATGGCAGCTCACGGCATCAACAATCAGCAAGAGGTTTACCAGCTGCTGCTGATGAACCTGATCGCCGCCGACTTCGAAACCCAGTCCCAGATGCTCAAGTGTGTCACGACACCTTTTGTGGTTACTGAAAAGGTGTCGCGACTTATTGAAGCGGCCGGCATGAAGTCGCTTGCCGATGATCCGCCAGAGCCTGACGACGAAGTCGAGAAGCCCGAAACTAAGGCAGCTCGGGATCAGGTTCGTATGGCCCCATCACCTTGTTGATGTTCGGCCACACCATATAGGCCTTCCAGATCTCATTGTCCCGAGAGCAGTAAACGAGGTATTCGCTGTCGCTGCTGCGGCTGACACGGTAGCGATAAATTCCGCAACCTTTCACTTTTGCCTGAACCAGCGCGCCGGTTACCGCGTTGTTGAATTCATAGACCCATGGCGCCGGATACATTTCCTTCACCGATTCTGCGGAAGCGGCCATCGGTATGAGTGCGGCAAGCGCGATCATCAATCGCTTCAATTTGAATCCCCTTCCGGCTCCATGCCGGGCCGAACACAAATACCCCACTTCTACGAATCACGCCAGCCGGCGAGGCAGGCGTATGCCTGGAGAACTGCCATGAGCATCCCCGCAAATGCCTTGAGCGACGAAGAGTGCCTGCACTACGCATCGCTCGAGCCGGCGGCTGCTGCCGAGCTGACCCGTCGCCTTACTGCCCAATGCATCGACCCGCGCGCCGAGCACGAAGAGCTTCAGGAGCGAATTCGCCGCATCGAAGATGATGCGGACGAGGTCGCCGGCGAGCTTAGCGACCTGCAGGACGAAGTCGAAGATGCCTGTATGTGGATCAAACGAGCAATGGACCCCGACGACCAATCAATGACCATCAACCAGTTTCTGCAGAAGGCCCTCGACTGCCTGGAGTGATCCAATGACTACTTTTGCCGTGTTTGGAATGAGTGAAAGCTGGGCTCGCGAAGAAGCCAAGGAGACCACCAGCACCCACAAGATGGATGGCGGCAAGCGTCTCGAGCGGACGATTGCTGAGTGGGAGGAGGCGGTTGAGGCTGAGGTCGAAAGGATCATGGCCAGCAAAAAGAGCGTGCGCCTCTCCCCGATGTTCGACGCCCCCCAGTACGCCCAGCAGTTCATGGAGATGGCCCGGGCGAGCATCGTCTGTCGCGATCTGAAGATCAGGACAAAGGCCGTCCTAGTGGACGCTAAGAAAAAGCCGATCATCAATCCTAAAACAGGGGCGCCTAAAGTAGGCTTCGCCGATTGGGTGCCTGATAATTCGCGAGCAGCCTAATTCGGCCGTTCATTTAACTTGACTTGAGCAGCTTTTCGCGAAGATCTTCATCTGCTGACTGCGTCAACTCATCAAACTTTGGAACTTGGGCGGCGCTAAGTAATAGCCATCCCTGCTCATCGAAATAATCATAGTGCTTTTGGAGTGACGCCTCATAAGCCTCTGTTAATTCGTCATTTGGATCTAAGCGAGCCCATTTAAAAAACATGCGAACACAGCCATAAAATCCTTCGGTGATGCCGATCAGCTCATCATATTTCGAAGAGAACTCTAATCCCCATATTGCGCGCGATTCGAGCAACACGGCGAGGAACTCAGCCTTCGAATCCTGACCTTTCTGAAGCCTGCTCTCCATGTTGATAATAAACCGGTCAAGTATTCCTTCCGGCACGGTGTCCAAGCCATAACGGAATTGAGTAACAGCAAAATGTGCATCGTTATAGGCCGATCGAGAAACTTCTTTGTATTTAAGCGCTGCGATCGCTACACGCTGGGCAAGAGCGTGATCAGACTGAGCACCCAGTTGCTGACGCCAAGCGTTAACACCGATGAACGCCAAAAAAACAGCTGCAACAGTCGCGGCAGACGAAAAAATTTCAAAAAGATCATGGATATTTGCGATCTTGAAGAAGGCTAAATCAAATCTGCCACCACCCCAAATAACACCTGCGCAAAACAAAAGAACGCATCCACCCCAAACCACGAAATCCTTTTTCAATTCGCTCTCCAGCCAATTCAGTTCCGCTGATTATGCAGGAGCTATTTGGTTCAGGCGATAAATCTCCACCGCCCGGGCATGCCCCGGCATAGGACGCCCCATGCCCACAGAAAACAAACCGGCCGAGCCGCTGAAGGTTGAGCGCTCGACTGTGACCAAGCTGGTGATCACCGGCGCGCCAAGCCTCGATCCGATCACCGTGTTCCTTGAGGACCTGGCACCGAAGCGCGGCAAGATCACCGTCAGCTGCTGGGGAAAGAGCTGGACCGCTTACTGGGGCGGCATGTGGGATGGTCACACCATTGCGCAGTTCTTCTGTGAGCTGAACACCAGCTACATCATCGGCTACTTCGACCAGTCACTGCGCTCGCGGCAATTCAGTGGTGATGCCTTGGCCAAGGAAGCGCAGCGGTTGGTTCTGAAAGAGCGACGCCGTTTTGACCTCACATCATATGAGGCGCGCGAGCTGTTCGACTCGGCGGCAGATCTGCGCGAATCGCCATCGATTGATCATTTGCACGCCGTCCACAGCGAGCTGATGACAAAGCTGTTCGGCGACGAGTGGTGGCACATGACGAGCGATGCCACTGAACCCAATCCCGATTATGCGTATCTCGAACGAATCATCCTCGCGGTGCAACAGGCGCTGCGCCAAGAACAGCCGCAGCAGGAGGCAGCATGAAGCGCATCTACCTCAGCGGCCCCATGAGTAACATGCTGGACCTGAACTTCCCGCTGTTCCATTCCACGGCCGCCACCCTCCGCGCCGCCGGGCACAGCGTAATCAACCCCGCCGAGCTCAACCCAGCCCCAGGCACCTGGAGCGAATGCATGCGCC